TCAACCCAGGAAGTACCAAGTTGAGGGAGTATTCGATGCCTTAAGACATAATAGAAAGCTATTGATATCACCCACTGCTTCAGGCAAATCTTTGATGATTTACTCTCTTGTAAGATATTATGTTGACAAAGGACAAAAAATTCTTTTAGTTGTTCCCACGACATCACTCGTAGAACAGATGTATAAGGACTTTTTAGATTATGGTTGGGATGCTGAGTCATACTGTCATAAAATATATGCAGGAAGGGATAAAACAAATGAGTTTCCAGTTACAATTACTACTTGGCAATCTGTTTATAAGTTAGAAAGATCCTTCTTTGAAGATTATAATGTAGTAATTGGTGATGAGGCTCACTTATTTAAAAGTAAATCCTTAATATCTATAATGACAAAATTGCACCATGCAAAATATAGATTTGGATTTACAGGAACTTTGGATGGAACACAAACACATAAGTGGGTATTAGAAGGTTTGTTTGGACCATCATATAAAGTGACAAAAACTGATGAATTAATGAAGCAGGGACATCTTTCCCAATTAGATATTCAATGCCTTGTTTTAAAACATCCTCCTAAAAAGTTTGAAACTTATAATGATGAAATAGAATATTTAATATCACACGAACAAAGAAATGCTTTTATTAAAAATCTTTCATTAGATTTAAAAGGAAATACTTTGGTTTTATATGCAAGAGTTGAAGCACATGGTCAAGTTCTTTATGATTTGATAAATAATAGTAGAGGAAATGATCGTAAAGTATTCTTTATTCATGGTGGTGTAGACACTGGTGAGAGAGAACTTGTTAGAGAAATTACTGAGGAAGAATCTAATGCAATCATTATTGCGAGTTATGGGACTTTTAGTACTGGTATTAACATTAAACGGTTGCACAACATCATTTTCGCCAGTCCCTCCAAATCAAGGATTAGGAATCTCCAATCCATCGGCAGGGTCTTAAGAAAAGGAAAAGATAAAGTAAAGGCAACTTTATATGATATAGCAGATGATTGTATCACAAATACAAAAAGAAACTATACATTAAATCATTTTATAGAAAGAATCAAAATCTACAATGAAGAAAATTTTAACTATGAAATTATAACAATACAATTAAAGAGTTAATATGGAAGACGATTTTTATGCAACAATAAAACTTAAATCTGGTGAAGAAATTTTCGCACGGATTGCTGCTTCTGAAGAAGAGGATAGAACTATGTTGATTATTCATCATCCTATAACAATTGCTGAAGTTAAAGGAAGGTCTGGTCTTGTTGGATATAAAATAGAACCGTGGTTAAAAACTACTAAAGAAGATATGTTTATAATCAATATGGATAATGTTATTACTTTATCTGAATCTTCTGACGTAGAAATGATGGTAATGCATCAACAATATGTTCATGATACTTCTTCAGATAGAAATAATTCTACAAAGATTAATAGAAGAATGGGTTATATATCTAATGTAAATGATGCTAAAGAGATATTAGAAAAGATTTATAAGAATGATATTAATAATAAAAGCTAAATCGTTCCCTTCAACCCTAACAGAGTTATTCTACATGTAATGTGATACCTTGTCAACTGGAACTAGAAGTGTTATAATATCTACATAATAGTGATAAAGACTTATGGCGATGAGACCTATGGCGAGACGTAAAAGGTCGGAGCACTATGTAAACAACAAGGAGTTCCTTGCTGCATTAATTACATATCGTGAGAATGTAGAAATTGCACGACTGCAAGATAAAACCAAACCAGTTATACCAAGGTATATTGGAGAGTGTTTCTTAAAGATTGCTAACCATTTATCATTCAAACCAAATTTTGTTAACTACATGTTCAAGGAGGACATGATTTCTGATGGAATCGAAAATTGCGTTCAGTACATACATAACTTTGATCCTGCGAAATCCAAGAATCCTTTTGCTTACTTTACGCAGATTATACATTATGCGTTTCTCCGCAGAATACAAAGAGAAAAACGTCAGTTAGAAATTAAAAATAAAATACTTGAGAAGTCTGGATACAGTGAAGTTTTTGATGATAGTAACCAGATTGACGGATCTACTTATTCCGACTATAATCAAATTAAGGATGCCGTACATGCAAAACTTCGTAATTGAATGTTTGTAGTTGTTCCTGAACACGTATCAAAAGAAAACTGTTCTTATCTCATAGATATCTTTAAGAACCTTTATAAAGATAGAGGTTTACCTTGGAGAGATACAGTTCGTTTAAATTTAGCAGATTATGGTGAACCCGATAGGGATGAATTCATAAATTATTTAAGCGAGTTATTTTGTCAGTACTTTCAAAATTATATTGAAATGATTGAGGTAGTACAATGGCCAGAACATTCTTACATGAAAGAGCATTTTGATACTGCTAGAGAAAGTACCACTCGAGCTTCAATTACTTATTTAAATGATGATTATGAAGGAGGTCAAACTTGTGTCCCTTCCGAAAAATTTTGTGTTAATCCAAAAGTCGGAACTACTGTTTTCCTTGATGGGCAGAAGTATAAGCACTGTGTTAAGGAGGTTAAAAATGGTACAAGATATACCTTGGCAATCTGGTATACGGATGATATCAATTTAAAAATAATATGAAGATTGCTATCATTACAGACCAGCACTTTGGTGCTCGTAAAAATTCAAAACTGTTTCATGATTACTTTTTAAAGTTTTATGAGGATGTTTTCTTTCCTACTCTTGAGAAAGAAGGTATTACTACTATCATTGATATGGGAGATACTTTCGATAGTAGAAAGGGAATAGATTTTGCTGCATTATCATGGGCAAAGAATAATTATTTTGATCGGTTAAGAGATATGGGCATCACAGTCCATACTATAGTTGGTAATCATACAGCATATTACAAGAATACGAATGATATAAATGCAATAGATTTGTTATTAAGAGAGTATACTAATGTAAATGTATATTCAGAAACAGTTCCTATAGAAGTGGGTGGTTTAAGTATTCTTCTTGTGCCTTGGATAAACAAAGAGAATGAAGATCAAACTCTATCAATGATTAAAAGATCCAATTCTCCTGTGTGTATGGGACACCTTGAGTTGAAAGGATTTAGAATCCATAGAGGATATGTGATGGAGACAGGTACTGATGTTAATATATTTGACAAGTTTAAGAAAACATTCTCAGGTCATTACCATACAAGATCTGATAATGAAAAAGTATTTTATCTAGGAAATCCTTATGAGATGTTCTGGAACGATTGTGGTGATACTAGAGGGTTCCATTTCTTTGATACAGAGACTTTAGAACATACTCCTGTTAATAATCCATTCCAGTTATTCCATAAGATTTTTTATGAGGATACTGATCATCAAATGTTTGATACAAGGGATTATGAGGATAAGATTGTAAAGGTAATTGTACAGAAGAAAACTGATATCAAGAAGTTTGAAAAATTTATTGATAAACTTTATAAGGCTGGGGTTGCTGAACTTAAGATTGTAGAGAATTTTAACTTCAACAATTTGTATGATACTGAAACAGAAGGATACGAATCAGAAGATACACTTTCTATTCTTAATCGATATATTGAAGATTCGGAAGTAAGTCTTGATAAGTCTCGTATTCAGAAAATGATACAGGAAACTTATCAGGAGGCATGTGAGATGGTCTAAAATGTACATACTCACTATGCATGGAAGAGAAGGGGAAGGTGCTTATTCCGTTATTGATGATGATGGGGAGCAAACTCTTTACTTATTTGAACAAGAGGATGATGCTATTCGTTTTGCTATGATGTTAGAAGATGAGCAAGATTATCCAGAAATGCATGTTTTAGAGGTTGAGAATGAAGTAATGATTCAGACTTGCCAAACCCATCGATATAAGTATACCGTTATTACTCCCAATGACATTGTAATTCCCCCTGAAAAAAATCATGATCTTATTTGAGACAATACGCTGGAAAAACTTTTTAAGTACTGGTAATCAATATACCGAAGTAAAACTTAATGGACATTCAACAACTCTGATTGTTGGAACAAATGGTGCTGGAAAGAGTACTGTATTGGATGCTCTTACTTTTGCATTGTTCAATAAACCATTTCGTAAGATCAGTAAGGGGCAGCTAACTAATACTACTAATGAAAAAGATTGTAAAGTAGAAGTGGAGTTCACCCTGTCAGGAACTGCATGGAAGGTAGTGAGGGGAATTAAACCTAATATATTTGAAATATGGAAAGATGGTACTGTAATGAATCAATTTGCTTCTGCTAATGACCAGCAGAAGTGGTTAGAGCAGAATGTTTTGAAGATGAACTTTAAATCATTTACTCAGATTGT